TACGTTTTAATCTATAAAAATATATTAACCGAAATCTAGGTATATTAAAATAATTATAGTGACCCAAAATAAAAACATACACTTTTTATTATTTATTTGCCTCTATCAATCCAGTAATAACAGCTTTTCTAGCACCGGGTGAATAATTTTTAACTACTTTTTCAATTACATCTTTTGTTAATCCCGTGGCAATGGCTATATTTCTTACCGCTCTAGGGGTAACAACAGAAGAAGTAATTTGTTGGAATATTTCGCCGACGCTTAATCCTTTAGTGTTAGCTCCGGTAGTTTTAGTTGTTATTTTTCTTACTGCCTCTGAGGTTTTAAATTCAGACGGAGAAACGCCTATTCTTACTAAAAAATTGTCAACAGTTTTAGGGTCTAATCCTTTTTGACTAAATAGATTTTCTAATTTTCTTGCTACATTATTTAACTCAGAAGTATTTTTAAATTTAATATCACCAAAAATATCTTGAATACTGTTAGATAAATCCATATCAGCAGAATATTTTTTATTTATTTGTTTAAGTTTATCAGTTGACTCATTAATAGAATTTCTTAAACCTTTTGATAAATCATTTAATAAGACATTAAAAGACATCCTATTAGGGTCTTGTAGCCCTGACTTAAATTTAGATGATTCTATTTTTTCCATTAAAGACCTGAGATTTTTTCCATCCGCCGTTGTTTGCTCGTTTATTTGATTAAGCAATTCTTTAGCTCTATTTTGAATTTTAGTATCTAATATTTCAGATGCTGATAAATCTATTTTGTCATTAATAATCTTAATACCATTTTTATCCAAAACTGACAAAGTATTTTTGGCTATAACTGACGGTTTTATATCAACAGTTTTTAAATTTTCTAATCCTTTCCCATACATAGAACTAGCCTCTTTTTTTATTTTAGAAACGCCATTCATTATTGTTCTAGCATTGTTTTCTAAAATAGATTCTTGACCACTACTTAATATTTTTTTAGATATATCGCTCGCCACCTTGGGATTAGACGCTATCGTTTTTAAAGTATCATTTGAAACGCCTGACAATCCAGCTCCAAGACCAGAAAATAGACGACTAACAACACTAACTACTGGTTTTAATATTACTTGCGCTGACTTTAATGCTAGAGGAGTAGCAAAACCGAAAGCACCAGCTTCTGTTACTTCTTTTTTATCTCCACCCATTAGAGCGGTTTTACCAGCGAACTCCGTTCCACCAACTAAAGACTTAACCCCCAATTTAGAAGTTGATTGAACTAATTTAGGAGCTTTAGATAATAGTTTTCCTAACAAAGTAGCCCCTTTTGCGGCCGCCGTTTCAGCCCCCATAGGAGTTAAGTATTGTATTGCTTCACCAAAAGCTCCACCAGCTTTTTCAGTAGGAGTTGTTCCTTTTCTAGTTAATTCTTCTGGTAACATTAATTTATCCATACCGAGTGCTTGCCTTGGGATATTTTGAATTGTTTCTGCTGTTCTCCAAATAGAACGACCAGCCTGTGAGCCAAATTCTCCGAGTTTATCAGTGAAATCTTTTTTTACTGGTACTCCTGGCATACTAAAATTTTCATTCTCCGATAAAGAATTTAACAAATCACTTCCTCGCAATTCATTCGGGGAAGAATCAATATTTGTAGAATCTTTTAATTTATATTTTTGAGATAAATTTAACAACTCTTGGTCTGTTCTCATATAATTAAGTTATTTTAGCAAATCCCGTCATTTTAGCGATAGGAATTGTGTGAGTTTTTATTTTTCCGTCTAAACTATAATTAGAATCTTTAACAATAGCGTTGTTTCCATCAATTTCTAATATAATACCAGTATGACCGGTATCTTTATAAGGCATAGTAAATATCATCCCCGGAGCAGGATATTTTATATTTTTATCCATCTTAGCCATCTTAGACTGATAAGAATCACCAACCCCTAAACCAGATATTTGGTTGACAAATCTCCCACACTGACCGCCACTTTGCCCGTCTGGTATAGAAGCAACGGCTGTGGCTAAATTTGTGTCGCCACCAACTGAATTAAAACTTATTTCGTATAACCTCAAAGCCTCTTCTTCTGATAAATTTTCAGATTGAATTATCGGCACTAATTGATTATATCCAGTAGGGTCGCTATTTTTAATGTCTGATAATGAATTATATTTTTTATTACTTGAACTTTGCTCGTTGAAAGATGAAGTGTCAAACCCGGCAGAAGTGTAGTCGTTAATATATGATTTAATTTTACCGCTTAAAAGGTCTTTAACTCCATCTAATTTATTTTTAGCTACGGCTGGGGTATCAGTTAATTGAGGAAGCATCTTACGATATTTTTCTTCATCTTCTTTTCTTAAAACTCCACCTTCCATATACTTACCAATTGTCTGCGAAGCTCTTCGCATTTCAGCGTCTATTGTTTGAGCGTTAGTATTATAAGGATTGGCAGAACCAAAAAATCCACTCACCGGGCCAAAAGCATTTTCATTATTCTTTATTGTTTGATATAACGGATTTAAAACTAACTGTAATTGCTTCCCCTCTGAAATTAGATTTGTTTGAGCGGGCGTTAAAGGTCTTCCGCCGTCATTTTTAGTCAACCATTGAGCAAAAGTTTTTCCTGTTCCGGCTTGACCTCCAGCCAACATCCAATTTTTATAATCAGATGTTCCAGCGTCTGTATCGCTTTCAGTGTCCCCCAAATCCTTAATAACTTCTCCGGTTGTTTTATTAATTAATAAACTGCGACCATTAGCGGTTATAACCTGAGTATCTGTTTCTTCTTTCGGTTTCATCTTGGTATAATCTAAAACATTTATAATCGCATCTCTTGTTTTGTCGTTAACCTTAGACAGGTAAGTATTGATATTCTCTGGGTCTGATTCAATAAGTTGTTTATAATTTTGGATAACCGACTCTGGCGCGGTCATTTTAGTAGCATAGTCTTGACTAATACTCATAACTTTCTCATAAATTTTTTCAAAGTTAGCAGTTGCCTGTTGGGCTTTATTCAACTGATAAGCCACATCGTCAAACTCTGGCTGTAAGGCCTTAATATCACCGCTTCTTATCGCCGCCTGTTGAGCTGGGCTAAAAGTCCTTAAGTCTTCGGGAGTTATCTCGGCTTGTTTGTCTAAAGCAGTTAGTTGTAAAGCTCTTTTTTTCTTTTCTAAGTCGGCGGTGTTTACACCTTGAAACTTTATCAAAGCATCTCTGGTTAAGAGATTAAAAATATCTGATTCATTGTCAGATTCAGGAACACCAGCAGGCACAAGACCACTCGTTACGTTGGCATTTGGAAGAAGAGGATTTGTTTTTGAAATACCAGATGTAGAACCAGCAGACGGAGAAGTCGGAACGGCAGTCGGAACATATCCGTATGTCTTTTTAGCAAATTCAATATTAGCTAAATCCTCGGCATTTCCTCTTCTAGCCGCTAAGTCAAGATTGCCGACATTTTTTCCTGTTTCGGTGGCATAAGTTCCGTCTGCCTGTTTGATAAGTTTGGCCATATTGTTATAATTGTGAACTATTTAAAATACGTTGATTACGATACGCTTCTTCCAATTCAGATGCTCTTCCTTTAACGGCAACAGTCTGCTCTTTAGGTAAAGACCCGATTACTCCGCCAGTCGGGGCAAATAGATTTCTTGAACCAGTTGATGAAAAACCTTGATTGCTAACTCCGTAAGTAGGCAAAGAAGCATTAACACTTCCCAAGACATCACTTCCTAAAGTTCTTTCGGCTTGTTTATAGGTATCTTCTAAAGAACGACCCGTCGTTTTAGCTAACTCATCAATTTTTTGCTGTTGGTCGGAAACATTTATATTTTCTCTAACTCCTCTTTCGCTTCCATAAGTTAAACCAGCTTGAGCTTCATTTTCAGCTTGGACAGCTAGATTTCTTTTAAAAGGGTCTTCAGCGTTTCTAACACCTGTTTTAAAATCTTCCGTTAGACGAGAGATAGAAGTGTCTAAATCTGCTTTGTAATTTTTAATCTGCTCTTGATAATAAGGGTCTAATTCAGAGGTCGCTTGGTCGGTAAACTCTTTAATTTTTACAGGTGTAATCTCAATATTAGGATTAATAACTTTCCCAGCTTCAATGGTTTTTCCTAAAGACTGCAACATTTGTAAATAAGCCATTTGTAGAGTTGGCGACATCTTGGAAAAGTTTGTTTTTATATTTTCGTCTTTAAACTGTTCGGAAAGAAAAGCATCTCCATTTATAATACTATCATACATTGATAAATCAATTCCAGTTTCTCCCGTTCCTGTATCTCCCATATCACCAGTATCACTAGCTTGAGGGTTGGTTACTTCTGTCGCTTTACCACTCCAATTATTAGCCCAGTCAGTAGAACTTATTTTTTGACCAGTAGAAGCGTCATAAATATCAACACCATCACGATAAAAAGTTTTACCAGCAGAGGTAGAAGTTTGCCCACTTAACTGATTCTGAGTCTTAGTTTGACCTTGAGTTATCGGACTTCCATCGTAGTCTATCCCAGAAGCGTTTTTATAATCAGTCTTTAATTGAGTTTCTAAAGACTGATACATTCTATTCAGAGAAGCAGACGAACCGTCTCCTTTTTGAGAAGTCCAATAAGAACTTTCTGCTGACGTGGCATCACGATTGAAGTATTTGTTATAAAGAGAATTAACAGTAGTTATACCACTAGTGTTAGTTGTAGAACTGCCAAATAATTCATTAGAAGATTTATTTTCACTTTTAGATTCAATATTTTGCTTATCATATTCAGTTTTTAGTTGGCCAACTCCAACTGGCGTAGGATTACCATTAGCGGGGTCAACCCAACCAGACGATGTTTTAGATGAGGTTGAAGAAGATGATGTTGTTGTTGTCGGAGAAGTCGTTGCGCTAGCGGAAACCTGCGACCATCCCTGAGCAGTCAGAGATGCTTTAAGAGGACTATTTTCATCAATAGTCATTGTTTGCCCGTCAGGTTTTCTCATCGTTATAAGTGCCATATGTTTTAATTATTAAGCTATTAATCCTAATTCTTGTAGTCTATCTATTAATGAATTTATTGCTGTTCTTGCTTCAGCATCAACTGTTCCTCCACCAGACGGGTCACTAATTGTAGCTGGTTGGTCAACTGGCGTAGCATTATAAAACCCCAATTTTTGTGATGTCGCAGTCCCTATCTTTAAACCGTTTGTCGTTCCAGTCGCAATATTTCCACCATCTAATATATTAACAGTCCCGACATTGAAAGTAATTTGCTGAGATGACGCCGCAGCATTAATGACTCCATAAATCAAACAAGTTTTCCTCCCAGTTGCTTCGCTAGAAGCACCCACCCCACTACCTATGTATAATTTGTCAGAACCAGTTTCATAATAACCAGCAGCACGACCAATTGCTATATTACTACTACCAGTAGTAGAGTATAAAGCGGCAACCCCAACAGCAACATTGTCTATACCGTTTATATTACTAAATAATGCATCATATCCTAAAGAAGAGTTAGATGTTCCTCCAACAGTAGCGTTTTGGCTTCCCCAACCAACGGAGGTGTTGTTCCCGCCAGTTGTTATTTCATCACCAGCATATTTACCAATAAAAGTGTTTTTTTCTCCGCAAGAAAATGCCATAACACCATCAACAATAATTTTACCAAATGTATTATTTTCCATTACATAAGCACTTTCGCCGGTAAGACCAGAATCTGCGGTATTATCTGTATATGTTGTATCAATATTATTATTAATTGTTGTTAATAAATAATAATGTATTGTTACCCCAGCCTTACTTCTATAAATTTTTCTTCCTGTAACCGCCCCAGAAGTACTAACAGGAATATTAGATAAAGCAACTTGTTTATGAGATGCGTCTACTGTAACAGTATTTGATATTGTCCCAAGAGCTGTTTCACCGGTTGCAGTTGTGAAAGTAACTTTATAACTGTGAGTTCCATTATCTATATTTCCAACAGCAGTATCTACTAAAGTAGCGGTACAAGCAGTCGCATTGGTAACTGATGTAAAATTTATACTTCCACCATATAACAATGATATATTTGAACCATAATCAATAGTAATGGCATCGGCTAGAGATGTTCTAAATGAAACATTTGCTCCATTAAAATTAAAATAATCAGTTGTGTTTCCGATAAAAAATTTAGCTTTATCACTATCACTATCGTCTATGCCTAAAATAAAACCAGCGTCTGTATTAGTGAAATCTGTTTTACCAGCGGCTATATAGCTATCACCAGTTCCAGCGGCAACCGCTAAGGTAATGGCTTTAGATGAAATAGTGCCAGCAGTAAGTTTTGATACTGCTAAACTTCCTATCTTAGCGTCGGTTACTACTAAGTTAGCAATCTGAGCTGAGTTGGAGATAAACTCATTAGTAGAGGCCGAGTTAGCTGAAATGTTATCAACGAATAATCTAACTCCACCCACACCTCCATAAACTTGATATTGTGCCTTTGAAGTCGTATCAGCATTATTGACTGCGGTCGCTATTAAAATCTTTCCAGAACCAACAGCTGTCGCCGCAGTAGTTGTAATTTGTAAAAGAGTAGTTGAAACGGCTATATCTAAATATATATAAGTTGTCGCCGCCATATTACCAGTATTTGCCCCTGTAATATTATAAGCCGTTCCTGCGGCCGTGGTTATCACGCCCGTTGCCCAAGCTACTACTCTGTAATCAGTCGCTGAGAATACGCAAGTGTTAGTCCAACCTTGAGCAGAGATGTTTGTGTTGGAAAGACCAACAAGACCGGAGAGATAAGTAGTTGGTAAAGACGAGCCAGCACCAGCGGTAATAGCACCAGTAGCAGTTATACTGGTAAATGTCGCCGCACCTGTCGCTAAAATCTTAGCAGGAGCAGTTGCATAACCTGCCGCTACATTGGTTCCCCACCAAGCATTACCGCTGGTGTCAACGTGGAACGATGACGCCGTCGTTGTATCAGGGATATTTAAAGAGCCACCAGTAATCGTTCCTGAAAAAGTGCCTGATGCTCCAGTTATATCTCCTCTAAAATAACCATTGTCAAACTCAACCGAGCCATCATCATTAATAGTCCAGCCAGAAACACCTGTAATAAAATTATAACTCCTTATAAACCCTTTATTAATTATAAGATTTCCTGTCAGTTCTCCTGAAGCGATTGACGCAGTTTCGGTTTCGGTATTCGGTATTAAAGAAGACGACGCAGAAACAGTTGACGAAGAACCAGACGATAACGCCGAAAGAGCCGAAGTTGTTTCGGTTTCTTCTCCGCCAGTTTGACTAACTCGGTAGAGGTGGTTATCAAGTTGTAGTTCAGCGAGAGTCATTTTTAGTAAAATTATTTATCGTATGTATTAGAAGTTAAAATCTCAAACCCTCTAAATATCAGTGGGTCGCCGATATTATTGCCGTGTAATCTGAATTTAATTCTCGTAAAGTTATTGGCATTAAAATTAAATACCTGTGTCAATTCCTCGCTTATCTTACCTATCGGCTTCCAAGTATGAGTGCTATCTCCGTCTATCTTAAAACTAATTTGCGCGCCTTGTGCGTTCTCAAATATCGCCGCCATACCTTGAATACTTTTTAGAGCAGACTTGCTGTTAGTTATGTAATAAAATTGAGTTTCTAAATCATAGAAAATAGGAGTTCCGTCGTCGTCTTTACCCTCATCAAACTTATAAACCTTTCCTGATTCTCCGCCGATTACATCATAAAAATTAGTTCCGTCATCGTATCTTGATGCACTTCTCATCTGCGTTGGATAACTGTATAAAGTCCATAACTGTTTAGAGATAGTATAACGACAGACAACATTTGATAAAGCAATCCCATTTAAAGTTATATCCCCGATAGACCAGTGAAGGTAATCACCAACTGCCCAACCGCAAACTTTGTCCCAAGAAGCACGAGGGATAGCTTTTACAACATCGGAAATTCTTTTGCTTATCTCTACGGGAGTTGAAGCGTATTGATAAAACCCAGACGGAGAGTGAAAATAAATACCACTCTTGGCTTCTATAATACTTTCGTGAGAATAAGTCCCGATATTAATATACGGGTCAGGGTCAGTTGAGTTAATGCTATACACCCTATAGATATGATTTTGCTTGAACACTAGGAGAGCATTAGGGCTTCTTTTTAATCCTGTAATCTTATCTCCATCTTGCGGACTTATCTGAATAAATGACCCACCGCCTGTTATCGTGCCTGCGGTTGTAACGACATCAGAATAATAAAGTTTATCATTCGTTGAGTTAGCCACCCAGATACGAGAGCGGAAATTCTCTATAATATCTCCGGCTGGTAAAGAAGCAACATTAGTAACACCGAAAGACGAGCCGTTATAAGAAGCACAAGGTTGATTACTGCTTCCATTGACCATAAAAGTATAATCAACCAAAGAAGTAAACCGAGCTTTTGATGAAGCCGTCAAACCACTTCTCCGAGAAGTCCACGATGTCCCATTATAGTCATAGACCTGAGTTCCAACCTTAGCTAGTAAACGATAAGTCGTGCCAGAGTTATTAATGTAGTTGTGAAGCCCCAGAACGGCCGTAGAAGCCACTATCTCGCTTCCGACGGCAGTTATACCATTTCTTGTCTGAATAGCCCCTATACGGTCAAAATTGACGTTTACAGCCAAAGATACACTCTCGGCAGGGGCGACTACTTCGTCAACCGCGCCTGAGTCTATTTGTCCTTCAGTATAGAACGGAAGTGGAATTTTATTTAATGCTGACATATATGTTTAATTAGCAGGGAATATCCACGGAAATGCGCGTTGTTTCGCCTAAATAATTCTTAGCAATCTGTGCTTTCTTCATTGACGACCATTTAATGAAGTCCACGTCAGATTTCCACTCCAAGTTTTTATCAAG